GATGTCTAGGTCAAGTGTATCGAGAAAAAACTTTGCAGGCCATGGCAATGGCTTGTAAATGATTTACTGTAAATATTTTTACTATTTTATCAATTTAGTCGTTCGTTTCTTGAAGCAGATAGTCAAGGGACTGCTCTATGCCAATAAGGTCGTCATCCTCTGTGAGAACGTAGGAAGCGGGCGCTCCGATCAAGAGCTGAATCTCGCCAATAGTGACAAAATCAATTGTGCATCGAATTACATCATCCACTCCAACTGTCACGCCTGAGCGAGTGATCATCGCCTCCATGCGATAAAAAACAGTTGTTACATTGATGTCTAAATCTTTGTCTGTTAAATAAAGAAAAAGTTCAACCTCACTTCCGATATCAACTCGTTGAATAAGTTGAATTAGAAGTAAAGAGTTTTCTCTGTCTCCAACATTTATATAATTAAACACGCAGTCAATCGTTCCATTTCCACTGATTAAGCCAGCAGAGTACTGACGCTTGAATTTATCACTTAAGCCAGTTACTTCAATCGCTTCGCGCTCAGTGTTCAGGGTGTAGCTTGTAATGTCGCCAACTCCATTGTCTTTTGCATCTCTTACAGAAAAAGAAATCGGAAGAGCGGGATCGGCAAAACTCGCAAGAGCGTATTCCTGTGTGCGATCGTTGTTGACCGCTGGCTCAAAAGAAGAAAAGAATCTGAGTCCGCCTACGGCATTAACGTGAACGTAAGCAGAAATACTGCTTTCAACAACTCCAGAAGACCAAACAGATGGAGAGAAGCAAATCAGTCCGCGCGGATCGGTTGTTATAATTTCTACTCTGTCACCAGTGAGTAGATTGTCTGACGACGAATCAAAACCAAGCCTGTTTAGGCTTGTATTGACGTCATTTGGGCTGATTTCGTCACTGAGGAGAGTTAGCGGTGAACGCAATCCACGGCGTAGGCGAACTGCCCCATTTCCACCAAGAAAAACTGTCATTACGAAACCACCTCAATAAAGTCTCCGTCCATCGTGAACTGAATCGGAACAACGCTCAGCTCACCGGTCGTCGCAGAAACTTGGGCGCTTGTGATATAGGCGTAGAATCTGATGTCATCAGCGGCACTTCCGCCAACATTCAGTTCAAGCAGGACTCGATCACTTTCAGATGCTGCCCCAGTCTTCATTACTTTGCCGAGCAGGGCGGTGAATTGCGTGTAAGTTACACTTTCGCCAGCCTCAAGGCGATAGTACATCAAAGTTGCACTACCAGTTGCTCCCTTGATACCAGGCGTAAAAGTATTAACAGTGCTATCAATGCTATTTGTTGACAGAAGCTCTACTGTCGTCTCAAGAGACCAGTCTCTAATCTTTGCAACAGGCTTGCCATCAAATACCAAGGAACCAGTGCGGCCAGTGAAAAAAGCCATGTCCAGAAGAGTCTCTGCTCAGATTAGCGGATCGAGAAAAGTCCGTCGCTGAAGTCAGCGATCAAGCTTTGTCCGCTCTCATCGCATGGATGCTCAGTTGCACGAACGCTAACTTCACCCTCTTCATCCATCTGAATTTCAACGATGCGAAAAACGCGTTTTGACTTAACCGCTGTACCAAGCACAAACAGCCAGTCTTCGTAAGCGGCAAGAGAGCTTGCGGCATTGCTTGAAACTGATGCGCTGGTGCTGATTACGCTTTGCCCACTGCTGTAAAGAAGCACACTGTAATTACCATTTGGAATTGTTTGTGCAAGGGGAATATTTAGCGCCCCACCACTTTCGATTCGTCCGCTATAGATACTTTGCCATTCCTGCTGTCCAATGTCTACGTAAATGTAGGCGCCTGGGCTGAGAATGCTATCTGTTGGGAAAGTTCTGAATTCAATATTGCGCTTGATATAGCGACGCTGTTGACACAGCAGTTTTGCGTATAAAATAGCTTGACTGCGATTTGTGACATATTGAGAAAGATCAAATGTTTGTCGAATAGCGTCAAGTTCAGTTACACCTTTTAGCGATACATCAACGCTTGCGTTGCGCGGGAAAACACCATCTTGCTCTGTGTTTCGATAAATAACGGTAGCGATCAAATCTTGAACGCTACTGCCGTAGTCAATGAACTCTTCCTTGTAAGAGTCTTCAAGAATATTTCCACTCGTAAACAATGCGGTGATCGGGACTGCGCGAGTGATGTTTCCAGCTTCGTCGCATGGCACCGCCGGGATCAGTGTCTCCTTTCCGCCGACACGCCCTAGCTCCAAGAGGCTGTAAGGGGCCGTCTCCGCCCAGAATTGCCGCCAGGAAGTTGGTTCGGCGATCACCCCATCAAAGAACAGGCCATTGCGCTGACAGAAGCGCTTCGCCTTGGCGAGCGCCTGCAGGTCAATGCCGGCGATCTTGGCATACTGTCCAATGCCATCAACTCTGTCGACGATCGTGTCAAGGAAGACCTCCGGGAGGAGGCTGGTAGCCACGTTTGGAGTAGCGCTGTACGTGCCATCGTCATTCAATTGACGCACGAGTTTTCCCCTGTTGACGAAAACCGACATAGAGCGAAGATCTTGCACGCCTTGACCGCTATAGACATTGAACCCAAGCATTGTTAAGTCTTTATATAGCGATGGATAATTTCCAAACGATTCCGTGCTTTGCTCTGTTACTGCCTTGATTTCAAACTCAGGCCCATTATCAAAGCTGAAAGAAAGCTGCGTATCTGAACGCATGGAGAACAATCCCCATTCATCTACCTCGGCTGGGTTGCGATTGACAGGAGATAAGTAGCCCTCGCGCGAACGCAACTTGCCTTTGAACGTAAACTTTTCGCCAGTTTGACCACTGATTTCCTGATCAGCCCCAACACCCTCCAGGTAGGCGTAATCCACAAAACCGTGATGACGCATTTCGGCGGCTGTATCAGCAATTGGTTCAAACTTAAACTGCCAATTTGCTGTGTTATCACTAGCAATGAACTTTAGCGAGACAAAGCTATCTAAGTCCTGCCCTCTACGCACAACAAAAATGCGTGGTACGCGTGACCACTCACTGCCTGTTCTTCGATACAGCAACCAAAAAAATGCGGAACGCATTCTATTTCCATTATCACTATCTTTGTAGTTATCCATCGTCACTTCACCATATTGCTTTTGCCGCCCTTGAATACGCTTGAATATGCGAGCTTTTATTGCAAAATCAACAATGCGGCACTGAGTGATTGTCTCATAACTAGCTTCTTCAATTTTTACCAAACATTTAGTATTGAAAAAATCATTTTCCCTTTCGGGGTTGTCAATAACGCTTTGATAGTAGCTTTTTTCGCTTTTTTTTGCATTAATTTGGTTTTGCCAATTGGTGTTGCGTGTATTGGTAGCATCTAGATCAATATTGTTTGCATCACCATAAATAGAGGAGATTTCTTTCTGCAGTTGCGCCTGCTGGCGAAGGAAATATTTTCTGTCACTACGCAGATTTCCGCCAGTCGGCGTCGTGAAACCATACTGACGAATAGCCTCGTCTAGCTTACCCTGAAGGTTTTTAAGGCGACTGTTAATACTATTTATTTCACTTCGCCAGTCTCGTATACGGTTTCGGTTTCGCTGTGCACTCGCCTTATCCAATTCGTCATCAATAAATCCTTGCAGGTCTTTTCGGCGAGCGCGAGCATTCTCGACTCTGTTTGCAAAGTTGATAACAATGGGATCATATGTGCTTCCATCATCATTTGCAATTTGCTCAATCTCGCCAACAGACCAGCGGCGATCACGCAATTCTTCGATCTGATCAATAAGACCATTTATTTGATTTAGCTTGCTATTTGCAGCATCTCCAATGCCTGGCTTAAGGATTGGCAGGCTTGTTGTAAGTAAGCGAGTTAACTCTAAAATCTCAGCATTAAGGCGTGCAATTTCATCAATTGCCTCTTCTCTATTTTGTTTGAAATTGACAGTTGCATAGTCTTCCTCTGGGCAAATACCCTCCTGTACGCACTCAATCGTTATACTTGCTCCATCTTGCTCTAGCTCTAGATCATCGAGCGGGCCAACAACACGAAAATGTGCACTGCCCAGCTTGTAAGTGCTGGCGAGATCGAAATTGTTGATGAGCGCTCGACGAAGTTCGCCAGCAGCTTGCCGAAGTTGCCCCTGACCGTCTTTGGGCGGCAGGACGCTAAAACGGATAACCATACGGTGCCCCAAAGGCACAACAGCACGAGAGTTATCCAGTCGATTTGTCGGCCAATATCCACCCCTGTACTGATCGGCAATCTCAATGCCAAAAGGTACATCTCTTGACTGACCCGTCGGAGATCGGTCGTAGTATTTTACGTTGATTGGAATAGGTGCAGTTACTCCAAACTTCGTCAAAGATGACGGAGAAAAAGCCTGACTGAATCCATCGCTTCTCCGCGAACCAGTCAAGCTAGCGCGATAAACGTAAGCGCCGTTATTTTCACCTATCCGAGTTGGATCAGCAGTGGTTCCACGCTTGAGATCACTGAACTGTAGAATGCCGTTTTGGCGAAAATAAAGCGAATAGCTGTGGCTACTAAATTGACGAACTGGAGTCTGCCCAAAGGCAGTTCTTCCAAAGGCGATTCCATCCGGACTGATGTTGGCTGCGCCAACTACTGCCATCATTTGCATGAACTGACTGGAGCCGAGACTTTGGACGGCAGACCAAACCAAGGATGTAGCTACACGAACGCCGCCAGTTGTGTTTTGGTCAACGTTGCAATAAACAAGATTGACAGGATCGCCGTACTTTGCGAGTTCTTGGGCGCTGTTAAAGCCAAAGCGCGGAGCAAAGGCTTGATCGCGGCGACGACGTTGATTCTGCTGCGATGGCATCTCTGGCTTGGGTGCCAGCAAAGCAGAGCCAACCTGAAACAAAACACCGATGATCGTCATGGCGATCGCAACTGCTTCCCAGTTCTGCGGTGTTGCGAGCTTGTCGACAGGAAGGCGCGAGTGATCAAACTGCGCCTGCGCAAACTCCAGATACTCAGCTTCGCTGATGCCCAGCTCCTTGATGAGCTGATGTTCGTAGGGCAGCAGACGACGCATCATTTGTGCAAGCGAAAGTAGTGACCGATGCCTGAGGGGATTGAGGCGATTACAACGCCTAGCTTTTCTGTGATGAACAACACGTTGCCATCACTCAATACTGTACCCATGGCGCCACCCTTTGAGCCAGGCAGCAGCACAACGGCATGAGGCTCAGGAGCGCTCAATCGCGTACCATTTTGCAAAAGCCATTTCATCATAATTCGACGTGGAAAAGTTTCATCAGTGTATTGCTCAAAGTACCAAGCAAAGTCAGGGGTGTGATCGTAATAGCCAAGACGACGGCGGACTTCAGCAAACAGCAAGCAGCAGTCAACAGTTCCAGAGCCATCGCCGGGATAGGCGCCCCAAGCACGCTTTAGTCCAATCAGGTCGTTCAACGCAAATACAATTCGCTATTCAACGGCAGAGGCCCAACAAGATCACGGGTCAATGTGCGAGCAGGAAATGCGCTGCCAACACTATCAACTGCAGAACGAAAACGAAGTTCAATTGTTGTATCGCTATAACTTGCCCCAATTCCAATGTAGTAATCAGGTATTGGGTTGATAATTTGCTCGCTTGCGTTTAACCATG